CGCTGGCCATCGTGGCGAAGAAGCTGCGCGCGCGTACCTATGTCTACGCCCACGGCGCCACCAGCGTCACCGAGGCGATCGCGTATCGCGCGAATTTCAGCCAGCGCGAAGTGATGGTCATCTGGCCCAACTTCATGGCGTTCGACACCGTCGCCAATGCCGACGTCGAAGTACCCGCGGTGGCATATGCGATGGGACTACGGGCACAGATCGACGAGGCGCAGGGCTGGCAGAAAACCATCAGCAACGTCGCCGTCAACGGCGTCACCGGCATCAGCCGCGACGTGCACTGGGATCTGCAAGATCCGGCCACCGATGCCGGCGTTCTCAACGCGGCCGGCGTCACCACCCTGATCAATTCGCAGGGCTTCCGCTTCTGGGGCAACCGCACCTGCTCGGATGATCCGGACTTCGTATTCGAGTCGGCCGCCGCCACCGCCATGATTCTGGCTGACACCATCGCCGACGGTTTCCTGTGGGCGGTGGACAAGCCGATGTACCCGAGCCTGGTGAAGGACATCATGGAGACCATTAACGGCAAGTTCCGCGATCTGGTATCCGGCGGTTACATCATCGGCGGCAATGCCTGGTACGACGCCAGCGCCAACGATGCCACCACCCTGTCCGGCGGCAAGCTGACGGTCGACTACGACTACACGCCGGTGCCGCCGCTGGAGGATCTGCTGCTGCGCCAGCACATCACCACCTCGTACCTGGTCGATTACGCCACGGCGATCAACGCCTGACCGAGTGCGGCCGCTCCGGCGGCCGTATTCCCCTACCTAGAGGAACCCCGTCATGGCCCTGCCAAGCAAGCTCAAGAACTTCGCGTATTTCAGCGACGGCACCAACTACGCCGGCAAGATCCCCGAGATCGCTCTGCCCAAGCTCAGCCGCAAGATGGAAGAGATCCGCAACGGCGGCATGGACGGCAGCGTCGAGGCCGACATGGGCGGCGAACTGCTCACACTGGAGGTCACCGCCGGCGGTCTCGCACGCGACATGCTGCGGCAGTTCGGCGCCACCAGCGCCAATGCCTACCTGTCCCGCTTCGCCGGTGCCTACCAGCGCGACGATACCGGAACCACCGATGCGGTCGAGGTAATCGTGCGCGGCCGTCCGAAAGAGATCGACATGGGCTCCGCCAAGCCCGGCGACGATACCTCGCACAAGTTCACGATCACCTGCTCGTACTACAAGTTGGTGATCAACGGCCGCACCGAGATCGAGATCGATCGCCTCAACTTCATCTTCAACGTCGGCGGCGTTGATCGCCTGGCAGATCAGCGCCGCGCCATGGGCCTGTAACCCTTCATCAGTGGCACCCCGTTACGCCGGCCACGGCCCCTTCGTGCGCCGGCGGTTTTTTCAATCACCACCTATCTCATCGGAGAGAACCATGTCCAAGACCACCGATATCCCCGCACAGGTCGCCAACACCGTTACGGCACCGACCGTCGTTCATCTCGACTCGCCGATCGCACGCGGCGATCAGATCATTGCCACGCTCACGCTGCGCCGCCCCAAGTCCGGTGAGTTGCGCGGCGTCTCCCTGGTCGAACTGACCCAGATGGATGTCACCGCCATCGCCAAGGTGCTGCCGCGCATCTGCGACCCGTTCCTCACGGCCGACGACATCGCCAAGCTCGAGGCCCCCGACCTGATGCAGATTGGCACCGAGATCGCGATTTTTTTGCTACCGAAGAATGCGACAGCGTCCCTCGCTGCATAGAAGACGCGATGGCCGACATCGCGGTGGTGTTCCACTGGCCACCCGCCGCGATGTACGAGTTCACCTTGCTGGAATTGACCGAGTGGCGCGAGCGCGCCCGCGAACGTAACGGGATGGAGTAGCGCGTGGATCTGAAACTACAGGTGCTGCTGCAGGCGCTGGACAAGGCCAGCGCCCCGCTCAAGAAGGTGCAGAGCTCCGCGACCGGAGCCGCTGCCCAACTCAAGAAAACCCGCGACGCACTGCGCCAGCTCGACCAGACACAGAAGAACGTCGGCGAGTTCCGCAAGCTCAAGCAGGGCAGTACCGACACCGCCAAGCGCATGGCCGAGCTGCAGCAGCGCACCCGCGCGGTGGCCCAGCAACTCAAGGCCGCTCAGAATCCGACCGCCGGGCTGGCCACCAGCCAGAAGCGTGCGGGCAAGACCAGCGCGGAGCTGTCCAAGGAGTTCCAGAAACTCACCTCCGACGGCGCCAAACTCAAGGCCGAACACAGCGAACAGCAGGCCAAGCTGCAGACGCTGCGCAGCGCGCTGCGCGCTGCCGGCGTCAACACACACCAGCTCGGTACCGAGGAAGCTGCGCTGCGCTCCAAGTCGGCCAGCGCTACCGCCTCGCTCAACCAGCAGACCGCCGCGCTGCGCGCGCAAGGCGTGCAGGCGCAGAAGCTGGCCGCACTGCACGAACGGCTCGCCAAAGGCCAGGCACTCGGCGCACACCTGTCGATCGCCGGCTACGCCACCATGGAGGGCGGCCGTCGCGTCATGAGCCAAGTCGACGCCGGCATCGACGAGGCCAAGCGCTACCAGATCATCACCGAGCAGCTGCGCGCGCAGGGCACCAGCAGCGCCGACGTATTGCGCGCGCAGCACTTCGCCAGCACCGACCAGACCGTCGGCAGCTCGCAGAGCGACAAGCTCGAGATCCTCAAGGACGCCAACAGCATCTTCCGCGACATGAACGAGGCGCTGCACATCGCGCCGTCGCTGCTCAAGACCAAGCTCACCTTCGAGGCGCTGATGGCGCAGCACGGTGAGGGCGGCGGCCACGGGCAGGAAATCGTCGGCGAACTGATTGCCGCGATCCAGACCGGCGAGCTGCGCAACGCCACCAAGACGCCCGAGGCGTTCAACCACCTGCTCGACATGATGACCAAGGCCTATGTTGGCAGCGGTGGCTTGGTGAAGCCCAGCGACTACCTGCAGGCGATGAAGGTCGGCGGCGTGGCGACCAAGCAGATGGACGACAAGGCGCTGTTCTTCGGCGCCATGCACACGATTCAGGAAATGGGCGGCATGCGCTCCGGTACCGGCTTCGCCAGCGCGTACCAGAACTGGGCGGCGGGTCGCAGCACCCAGCAGACCGCCGAGGCGCTTGCGAAGCTCGGCCTGGTCAACAAGGGTGCCGTGAAATACGGCAAGAACGGCCACATCACCAAGATGCTGCCCGGCGCGCTGAAGAATCAGGCGCTGTACGAGACCAACCCCTTCGAATACATGATGAAGGAGGTGATCCCGCGCATTGATCCCAAGGGCAAGCTCACCGAAAACCAGATCGTCAGCAAGCTCAACAGCCTGTTCAGTGCGCGCAAGGGCGGCGACCTGTTCGCCGGTATGTACATGCAGCGCGGCAACATCCAGAAACAACTCAAGGCGTCCGAGGGCTTCGAAGGCACCGATGCGGCATACAACCGCGCCGTCGGCACCGCGCAGGGACAGGAGGCCGATCTGCTGGCCAAGAAAGCCGACCTGTACAAGGAACTCGGCACCACCCTGCTGCCGGTCTACGTCCGCTCGCTGCAGAAACTGGTGGGCATCCTCAAGTCACTCACCGGTACCGCACAGCGCCATCCTGCCGTCGCCAAGGGCATCGCCCTGATCGCCGCCGGCTTCGGCATCCTGATGGTCGCCGCTGGTGGCGTGATGATCGCGCTGGGTGGCCTGATCGGTCAGTTCGCGCTGCTGCGCTTCGCCATCGGACGTGCCGGGCTGGGCCTGCTGGCGCGTCGTGGCGTTGCCGGTGGTGCCGCAGCTGGTGGCGGCATGCTCGGTCGCGTCGGCCTCGGTGCACGCGCGGCGATGATCGCCATGACCGGCATCAGTCTGCCGGTGCTGGCGTTGGTCGCGGCAGTGACGGCGCTGGTGTTTGTCGTCTGGAAATACTGGGGGCCGCTCAAGGCATTTTTCGTCGGCATCGGCCAGGGTATCCGCGACGTCGCCGGGCCGGCCTTGTCCGCACTCGGCCAGGCACTGGCGCCGCTTAAGCCGGCATGGGATGCGATCTCCACCGCGATGGGCGCCGTGTGGCGCTGGCTCTCGCAGCTGTTCACCCTGTTCGAGGCCACCAAGGAGCAGCTGGCGGGCGCCACCGCCAACGGTGTCAGTTTCGGCCGCGTGCTGGGCTACGCACTGACCAGCACCATCAAGCTGGTCACCTGGCTGGCCAATGCCTTCACCACCGTGGGCACCGCCATCGGTACCGCCGCTGGCTGGATCATGGTCAACGGCAGCAAGCTGATCGACTGGCTGGGCAGCACCTGGTCAACGGTGAGCGAGGCCATCAAGGCGCCCTTCACCGCCGCCTTCAAATGGATCAGCGACAAGATCGACGGCTTCATGGAGAAGTGGAAGGCGCTCAAGGCAGCGCTGCACATCAAGGACGATCCCGTCGCCGCCGCCGGCATCCACTGGAACACCGGCGACGACACCGACATCAAGCCGGGCGCGCGCTTCGACACCAAGCCACCGCTGCGCGCGGGTGGCGGCGGCTCGGTCATCAATCACAACCAATACAGCGTCACGGTGCAGGCCATGCCGGGCCACGAAGATGCCGCCGCACGCGCGGCATCGGCCGAGCTTGATCGCCGCGAACGCGCCAAGGCCGCCGCTGGTCGCAGCCGCCTCAGCGACATGGAGTAACCCCATGCTTATGTGCCTCGGTCAATTCGTGTTCGAGCTGCCCTCTCTCGCCTACAGCGAGCTGCAGCGCTCCACCGCATGGCGACACGCGTCCAACAGTCGCGTCGGTGTTCGCCCGGCACGACAGTTCGTCGGCCCCGGCGACGAGACCATCACGCTCAGCGGTGTGCTGGCACCGGAGATCGCCGGCAAGCTGGACAGCCTGGACACGCTGCGCAGCATGGCCGACGCCGGCGACGCCTACGCGATGATCGACGGCGCTGGCCGCGTGTTCGGTGCTTGGGTAATCGAGTCCATACATGAGGGCGGCAGCGCGTTCACCCGCGATGGCATCGCGCGGCGCACCGACTTCACCATCAATCTCGCGCGCACCGACGACGCACTCGTATCCAGTGCACCGGGCGGCAACAGCGCCACGCTGGTCACCGTCGACGGCAATGGCAGCGGCGGCTACGCATGACCAGCAGCAACCCGCAGCCGCGTTGGAAGGTCACGCTCGATGGCCGCGACCTCACCGCCACCATGGTTCCGCGTCTCGTCGGTCTGGCCGTCACCAGCTGCCGACAGGACACCGCCGACCAGCTCGACATCACGCTCAGCGATCACGACGGCAATCTCGCCCTGCCGCCAACCAACGCCACTTTGCGCGTATGGCTGGGCTGGGACGACGAAGGCCTAACCGACAAGGGCAGCTTTGTCATCGATGAGCTGGAACACGCCGGCACGCCCGACGTGATCGTGATCCGCGGGCGCAGTGCCAACCTGCGCAGCGGTCTGCGCCAGCAGCGCGAGCAGAGCTACACCGGCACCACCATCGGCGCGATCATCAACCAGCTCGCCGGCCGCAACAAGCTCACCCCGCGCTGCCATCCAGATCTGGCAGCACTGGCGATCGACCATATCGACCAGACCAACGAAAGCGACGTCAACTTCCTCACCCGGCTCGGCAAGCAGTACGACGCCGTGGCAACCATCAAGGCCGGCGCGCTGATCTTCTGCCCGATTGGCCAGGGCACGACAGCCACCGGCCAACCGCTGCCCAAGGTCGTGCTGACCCGCGCGCTCGGTGACCAGCACCGCTACCACGTCGCCGATCGAAACGCGTACAGCGGCATCCGCGCGTTCTACGACGACACCCGCGGCGGCAACAACACCCGCGACGTGCTGGTCGGCGTCGACGACGGCAGGGGCGTCAAGACGCTACGCACGGTCTACGCCACCAAGAGCAACGCCATGCGCGCCGCGCGCAGCGAGTTTCGGCGGCTGCTACGCGGCACGGTGACGTTCAATTACACGCTCGCCCGCGGTCGCGCGGATCTCTATCCGGAAATGCATGTCAGCGTGCGTGGCTTCAAACCGGAGATCGATGCGGTCGACTGGATCATCGTCAAGGCCGAGCAAGTCCTTGGTGATTCCGGCTTCATCACCCAGCTGGAACTGGAACACCGCGACGACAAGAAAGACAGGCCGCCGGACAGCGACGACTAGTCGCTGGTCAGCGCCTGCTGATGCGCGAGGATCGCTGCATCCGCGGCAGCGTCGTCCAGCGCGTCCCATACGTAGTACAGCTGTGCCGTATCAGTCAGCTCGGTGCCAACATCCAGCCATCGGACCAGACGGTATTCATGGTACGGGCCTTCGTGATCCGCTAGGACACGCGCAGGCTTGCCATCCGTGGGATGGATTTTTCCAGCATGCGGACCACCGATGAAATGTGCGTGCATCGTTATTCCATGGAAGTGAACGACAGCGAAGCGGACACGTTGATTGTCACCGCTGACTACTTCTTGCGGGCAGCGAGCCACTCCGCGTACTCCGGCACCGCACGTGCCAGCTGCATTTCCAGCCAAATCTTTTCGTCGTCCGATCGCGACAGGCTCCAGAGGCCAAGGAATGACACCATCCGCTTGATGTGATCGTCGGTAGGAGCGTCATCGTGCACGCGGTAGTCATTTGAGCCATCCATCGTCCCGACACCCAAGAGCAACCAGTCCAGGCTGACACCCTTGCGTTTTGCGAGAATAACGCATTCCTCGTAAGGCACCTTGTTGCGCGCGCGCCACCCACTGACCGCACTGGTCCCGAGGCCGAAATACTTGCCCAGTGCGATATCGGTGCGCACGTCAGCCACTTCCTGCATGCGGTCTAGGACCGCATCAGCGTTCAATTCGGCCATGTTATCTCCCTCGTCTTGCGTGAATTCCACATCTCGCGTATTGCAATAACGCAAATTGCGTGTATTCTGCGAATTGTGTGACACATTGAGGCCATCGTAACCCATGCCAGCCATGCGCAAATCCCCTGTTAGCTACGCCCCGCGAGGCGTAACGAAAAAAGCCATCGCGCTGCGGCTGCTCGCCCCCGAGCTGGCCAAACACGAATCCCTTGCGGAACAAAACGGCAGCTCCAGCGCCTCGTTCGCCCGCCAGATGTACCTGCGCGGCGTCAAAAGTTATCAGCGGGCCGCGGCTGTTCCTCACGCGGCTTGCGGAATGAATACGACTTCCGGAGTGAATAACGCATGACTAATGCAGCGCAATATCTTGCGACAACGCATCGCGAGAGCCGCTTCCGCGTTCGCTGCCCGCACTGCGACAGCTTCGCCCGCGCACGCAGCAGCAAACAGCTCACCCCGACCTACCGCGAGGTGCGCTTCGAGTGCACCAACGATGCATGCGGCCACGTCTGGCTGGCCGGGCTGGAAACGCTGCGCACCTTGTGCCCCAGCGAACAGCCCAACCCCGAGATCCACATCCCGCACGCCG